GGCAAAGCTTGAGGAGATCCGCTCCGCTCAGTTGGAAATGGATATTGCAAGCCGCGAGATACAGGCCAGAATCGGCGCACAAAGCGACGAAATGAAGGCCATTTATCGCCACGATGCGGAGATCGGTGAAGGTGCTAGCCAGTGGGTGATTAACCTGCGCGCGTCTGTGCGGCCTGTAGTCACTTACGGGTTCTTCATCCTTCTGGTGCTAATTGACATCGGGATTTTCTTTTATGGGGTGGCTGCTGGCGCGTCGTTTGTTGATGTTGCGGCGCAGCTTTGGGATGAGAACACCCAGGCGCTATTTGCCTCAGTGATAGCGTTCCATTTTGGTGGGCGGGCCTTCGGCAAATGAAGACTTCAGAAGTCGGAATCAGCCTTATCAAACACTTTGAGGGTGTCAGACTCAAGCCTTACAGGTGTCCGGCTTTGCTCTGGACTGTTGGCGTCGGTCACGTTCTGTACCCGAGACAGCATCACTTAACACTTGATGAGCGTATGCATTTCCAACTCGCTCCAGCTCACAACCGGACATTCACACAAGAGGAAGTCAATGATCTACTCAGAAATGATCTTCGTCGGTTTGAGCGAGGTGTTGAAAGACTGTGCGGAAGAAGCACAACGCAATCTCAATTTGATGCTCTGGTTAGCTTCGCTTTCAACTTGGGGCTCGGTGCCCTTCAGCGTTCAACGCTCAGAAGAAAGCACCTCAGAGGGGACTACGCTGGAGCGGCCAGCGAGTTTTTGAAATTTGTCCGAGCAGGCGGGAAAGTCCTGCCCGGGTTACAACGGCGTCGTATTGCTGAACGGCTTTTATACGTAAAGCATCACGATACCGGTGATGCTGGCGATGATTAGAACAATCATCAACAGGCTTGCGGCCATTGATGCGATGCCTTCAATCTCGGTGGGTTCGTTCCATTCGAAATCTGGAACGCAATCACATTGACGACCTTGACCACAGTTGCCGTTACACATCATCGTCCCCTTTCAATCGTTGAACAATCAGAGTTGAATAGCCTGCGATGTCATGCCAACTATCGGCGTAGTTGGCATCCCCGTTGATGATTCTGGCGATCTTGTGACAGATCATTTCCAGGGCCTCCTGCTGGTCCAAGGCAAGGATCTTGCCTCGATGCTTGAGGTGTGTCCGAATTACAAGCTTGAGATCTTGTGAGACCTCTGCATGTCCCGAAAACTTGCCGTATTTCTGGCCACGCTCCTGCAATGTTCTTTCCACGTTTTCACTGTGCATTTTTGAGTCTCCGCAAGCAGCCACCGCTTGCCTAGTTGCCGAACAGCACGAACCCACTCGAGTTGATTGTGCCGGTTTACATCCCGTGAAACCGAACTGCTGTTCCACAGCTTTCTTACCAATTTCAGGGCTTTTGTATTCATGATTTGGCGGGGGTGTCGGGCTCACCCGAACTTACCTTTTCAGACCCCCATATCTGTTAGTCAATCATAGAGTCGATGATGTCATTGCGACACGTCATCACCAAGCGACCAAGATCCTCCAGGGTCATGAGGCCCTTCTCAACCTTGTTGCACGCCTCAACAAAAGTTGGCGTATCGTTTTCCATTTCATCGGCCACATCATCTAGCCGAAACTCGGCGATGAACTGAAATTGTTCTTCATATTCCTTTTCGTCTTGTTCCATTTGGTCGAGGTACTTGTTGGTTTGGCTGGTGATGTAGCACATTTCGGAAGCTCCGGGTTGTGTGTTGCGATGGGTTCAATTGTGAATGCGTTCACATTCCGTGTCAAGGTGCTCAAGGATGAACTCACCAATCTGTTGCTTTGCGTCGTCACACCCCTTGGCAACGAGGCAATGGTATTGATTGGCCTCCAGGTAGCCAATCCAGTCCTTCTGATCCTGACTCAACACTCCACCCTTCTCCCGCTTCATCTCCACCCAAAGCCCCCAGGCTGGGATGAAAAGATCAGGAACACCCCTGCACACTCCTTCGGACTTCAGGCGCGTTGCCGTGGTGATCGTCCTAGCCCCTCCGTTCGGGATGGCAAAAATGCGGGTGCCTGGAAAACTTTTCCGGAACCACGACACAAATTCCCGTTGCTCCTCGTGTTCTGTCCTTATTCTTTCCATTGTTCCATCACCTTTTTGATTTGATCCAACTGCATCTGTACTTCAACCAGTTGATACAGAGTGTCTCTGTACCCCTCCCACGCCTTCTCTGCCCGTTGCCTCTCCGCCTCTAGCAGGCGCTGCAATCGCTCAAATTTGAGTTGCTCGGTTTTTGTCAAAATGGGATCTCCTCAAACCAACTAGGGCATTGATCTATTGACCCGGCAAAATCCTTCGGAACCTTCTCATCGAACATCGTGCAATAGTCATGGTCCGCGAAATGGTCGCATGTGTAGCAACATTTCGGCGGGTACAAGCCCTTCTTTGCTTCTCTCAACTTCTCTCGGTACACCTGGACAACGTGTGGCTCACTCATTGATCCCCCATTCTCTGTTGATAACTCGAACAAACTTCCCTTCTTTGCGGTACTCCACCAAGCTCGGCGGCGTGGCCTTCGTCATGATCTTGGCGCATTCGTCTAGATCCTCGTGAGACCCGATGGGCGCACCGGCTTTTTTGGCCATGTCCATGAACGTCCTAATTGCTTTTTCACCCGGATATCCATCATGCGTGATTGTCAGATACTCGGTAACCGGAGGATCACTCAGGGCACCGTAATAAGTGACCGCGAACATTTCTTTACCTGATGCCCTGCTTGTGTGCTTACGCCAGATCCAGGACCGTACGAGCATCTCTGTGCCCTCGATGCCCATGATATCGTCAACGTGCAGCGTTAGGGGCTTTTTTTCTGGCTCCGGGAACGGAGCACCACAAGCTGGGCATTTCCTGGCGGAGATCGGGCACAGCTCGTTACAAGCCTCGCACAGCTTCACCGGAGCCTCGCCGTTGCCTGAGCCGGATTTCTTAGGCGGCTGCACTGCTGTGATCGGGCCATGTGTCGCCACTACACCAGCAAAGTCAAGCACTAGGCAATGGTCGGTGTGGCTCTTGGGGCGCATTCCTCGGCCTGCCATCTGCACATACAGGCTAGGTGACATCGTCGGTCGCAGCATGGCGACAAGATCAATATCAGGGTAATCAAACCCTGTCGTTAGCACATTCGCGTTCGTCAATGCCCTGATTTGCCCGGCTTTGTAGAGCGTCAAAATGCGTTCACGCTCCGCTTTCGGCGTATCCCCTGTCACGCACTCCGCAACGATCCCAAAGCTTTGCAGCACGTCTCGCACGTTCTCAGCATGACGCACCCCAGCACAGAAGAACAACCAAGCTTTGCGTTCTCCAGCCCTGTCGATGACCTCTTGCACAATCGCTCGGTTTTGTGCCTCGTTGTCAACGGCGGCTTGCAGCTCGCTTTCAATGTACTCCCCGCCACGCTTGCGAACTCCTGATACGTCCAGGCGCTCAGCGGTTACCTTTGATCGCAACGGAGCAAGAAACTTGCGTTTGACTAGCTCATCAATTGAGACGGGCTCAATCAGATCGGAGAAGATCGCAGGCGCGTCAGTGATTAGCCCGTGTCCAAGCCTCCAGGGGGTGGCAGTAAGGCCCACCACACGAAGATTGGCGTTGATGTCCTTTAGTTCGGCCAACAGCCGCCTATAACCTCCTTCGTCCTTGTGTCCGACAAGGTGGCACTCATCAATGATGACCAGATCAACGTGACCAATCAGATGAGCTTTGTCCCTCACCGACTGAATGCCTGCAAAAGTGATCGGCTCCCCGAGTTGCCTTCTGCCGATACTGGCGCTATAAATACCCATTGGCGCGCCCGGCCAATGGAGACGCATTTTCTCCGCGTTTTGCTCGATCAACTCTTTCACATGAGTGAGCATCAAAACCCTGGTCTCAGGCCAGTTCTGCAAAGCATCCTTGCACAATGCCGCAACGATGTGGCTTTTACCTGAGCCAGTCGGAAGCACAAGACAAGGATTGCCCTCGTGGCCGTTGCGGAACCATTGATAAAGATGGTCGATCGCGCGCTGCTGGTAGTCACGGAGCATTTAGCAACCTCCATGCTGTTGCAGCCACCGCTGGAACTTGTCCGTTTCCAGTGGCTTTAAATCGCTCCATCCTATGGGCCAGCCCATCAGCCATTCGTGGATTTCCGGAGAAGGTTTTCCAAACACAATTTTGAAATTCCTGGCCGACGGCCACTTCTGCATCGAGTTCGCGCAATAATTCGCTTTTGTTGTCGGGGTGTGCAAGTAACCAATGGCGCTCCCGTACGTGGTCTGCACCCATGTCTGACGCGCTAAGGGATATTGCTTTGGTTTTGTAACCCAACGTTTCAAGGTCGTTACATGCTTTGTCAATTGCATTTTTAGATACGTTTTCTGCAAAGACAAATTTGGGAGAGACATCTGCCACGATTCGGAACATTTCCGGCCAAAGATCATCGGCATTATTTTTGCCTGCTGCCGCATTGCTGAATGCTTGGCAAGGAAACCCTCCAGTGACAATATCAATGGATGAAATCCAGGGTTTACCGTCAAATGTTCTAACATCATCCCATATTGGGAAAGGATCAAGTAATCTTTCGTTTTGTCTCCTAATAAGTATGCTTCTGCAATAGGGATCCAACTCAACGGCGCAGACAGTTCTCCACCCGAGAACTTTTGACGCAAGGAGTCCTCCACCAGCACCCGCGAAAAGAGCCAGCTCATTCATGCATCCCCCGGAAACATCATTTCCAAAGCATCAGCCACAGCCTGTTGAATCACTGGCCAATTGTCTCTATCGATCCAGGCCCTAATCTCAATGCTGGCGGCAGACTCATCTACTAGTTCCATCGTAAAAACGGCGATGTCATCCTCATCAAATGCATCCATTTTTGGGGGTGCTCGTTTGATCTTCATGCTGCTTCCTT